GTGCGCGACAGGAATTTGTACTCCACCGTCTCAGCGTCACTGCGGAATGTGCTGGTGTCCAAAAATGGAGTGTCGCCATTGACAAACCATACCTTCGTTCCGATAGGCCATGCGTGCGGAACAGTGTCAAGGACGCCGCGCTTGAGTGTTAGGTTGCCACCAGACGATGCTGCAATGAGCGCGATTTCGTGCTTATCTTCGTCCACATCACCAATAATCATGAAATTTCCCACCTGGGCATAAGTCGAGCCTCCGATGGAAGTCGGTGCGGGAACAATCGTAGTCGCTTCCCATGGTAGAGCCACTGTCAGTGTGCCGCTGCCGAGCACTGGCAGCGTTCCACGGTTCTGCCATGCACTGCCGCCAGTTGCATCAGTTACAGGGCTCAGCAGATCGTATTGGAAGCAATCCGGGTTGTTTGTGCCTGTTAGCAATGCCGCGACCACGTCAGGATAGTTCATCGAATCAACTTCAGCGCTCGTCAGTGTCGCACTGACAAAGTAAGCCGGTGCCGTAATCACTCGTGCCGGATCAAGAACGGTTGGAGCGCGCGACGTATCTTGCCATTGTGTGTCAGGCGGTGGCGTAAACGATCCGGCAGGAAGCGAGAAAATATCCTCCATGGCATTGATTTTTATGGTTTTATCCTTGCGCTTGCCGTAATCGATATTGCTAAGACGCAACACAAGATTCTCAATGCCGTACTCTGGATAATTTAACAGCGCACAACTACCAGGGGCAAGTGTCCAACCCTTGCGGTTGACCTCAAGCTCAAAAGCTGCTAGCGGCGCCGATGCCGTAGCAAGATCACGCATAGCTAAAGTCATTGCTAGCGCAGCATTACGCACACCATAATAGTTACGCGCATCGGAAATTACACCTCCCTGGATTGTAATATTTGCTAGGTCTTGAGCGGTGACAGTCTCTTCTTGTTCATTTAGTGGATTAGTCCAAGTTACGACAATCTCATTGATCGTCTCACCCCAGCCCTTGCGATCAAACGACGTAACCGTACAATTGCTCGGATCGAGCACAATCAGGTCTTCAATATTGTAGTCATCGCGAATGAGTTTGAGCGTGATAAGGCCGGTACGCTGATTGACGAAGATCGTGCCTTGGATGTGATCGAGGATTTCTGAAATGAATGCCTCTGTGGTCGATTGCTTGGACCACATTAGTGACATACCGAACTTCTCTGCCAGGAGAGTTGTCGCCGCATCCGTGAACGATGCGAAGTCGATAGCTGCCGGAGATGTACCCATACCCCACACGGTATTGGTCAGGCATTCATAGATGATCGCCGCTGGATTAGCATCGGTCACAGGAGTCATGACGATCTTGTATGTCGCCATTTCTACGCCGCCCTCACTATAGAATCCAGTTAATGTAATCTTAACTTCTGGTAAAGAGACGACTCCACCGACGAAATCGTATTCAACACCGTTAATCTTGACCGAGTCGGTATCTCCTGTAGGATCGACGATAATGTCCGTGCCGTTAACCATGGTTGTCTGGCCGCTGGTCATGACCGAGCAGCCGTTTACGAACTCAGCAATGCCGGTCGTCAGGGTTTTCGTGACGCCGTTGACCGTGATGACATTACCGACTCCACGCACCACGTCATATGCGTTACCTTCGATGGAACAAAGTTCGGGATCGAACACCTTTGGAACCCGAGTAACTTTCGCCCACATGGATTTCAAGTAGGGATTATTGGAACTCAGCAAGAAGCCCTTATATGGATTCCCAGGCGAATTTCCGAACATGAAAATGCTGGCAATCCCGCGATAGGCTGGACACGTTTCGGGCGTTAGGTTAATACGACTCGCGAGCGACGTAGGTGCAACCTGCGTATCGTTACCATTTAGGTAATGGACACTGCCGACTGCGCCGCCTTCCTTCTTGACGCCACCAAAGAGTCTTGGCTTGTTAATGGAGAACTGCGTGTTGTCCGCAATATCGCCGTGCCACGCCAACTTCTCGCCGTAATAGATCGCCAGCAACTTGTCAGCTACGCCATGGCAGATGCCGTAGTGCAGCGACATGCGATAATCGACGACCTCCATCTTGGAGCTAGAACCCTTACCCATTATGCTTGACCTCGATTACGCGCAGCGCCATGGCATCGCCCGTGGCAGCTAGAACTTCCTCATCGATACCATCTTTAAGGAAGGCTCGAAAGTCCAAGCCGTATCGCTCAAACCAGCGGCGCATTCCGGTTCCGCAGTAGCCGGCCCGAATGATGTCAGTGCAATAGATGCGCATCAGGCGTTGACCTTATATGTGAGCATGGTTTTGTCACCGTACCATAGCACATTAAGCGATTGTACCGTCATAGTTCCGAAGACAACCGGGATTTCGCGACCAGCTTCAGCAGTAGGGTCGTCCATGTTGCGAGCCGATTCAGGCTTGTTCTGCTTAGGCTTTGGCAACAGGAGATAACTGACGACATTAAGAACCAGACCAACCAGAAGTGAAATAAGCCACGGGTCCATATGTCACCTCAATAGAAGTTATTGGCATTACCATGTGGGTTCTTACGAGGAATCCAGGGTTGCCCTCCGAAGTTCTGGATGTTGTTGAGGTATCGACATCCGTCCATCACATGGTTGCAACCCAGGCTGAGAGTTACTGCTGTTCCAGCGGTCAATGTCGACAAAATGCCACCGACCGTCAGCGTGTTAGTCCCCTCATTGACCTGTCGAATTGTACGAATTTCTGCAGTAGAACCACTACCCCACTCAATAACCCCATCCACGAAACGAGCCTTCGCAAATGAGCCATTCCAGCCGCTTGGCAAGGTCAACGTCGCTCGATTGACGGTTCCTGCCGTGGAAGACACCGTGTAGGAGGCTTTGCTAGCGCGACACTGATCGCCGTAGAGCGCATGAGGGCACCCATACTGGTAACGCCGACGCAAGCCAGGGCGACGCAATGAGGTGCTGATAGGTTCGCATGTCAACTTAGATCGGTCCTGGTCACGCTGGCAACTCAGTACACGACCGCTCCATACACTCAGAAATTCATAGTCTGGATCATCGGAATGACCCTGGTAAATAGTGAGATAGACGATATCGCTCGGAGGATAGACGCGAAAAAGTTCCGTTACGTCCGTATCGAGCGGCAGTTCCAAGGTCATATTGGCCTTGTCGAGCGTACCAGATGCAGAGATGGCGCTACGATTGATCGGAATTGGCGTATATGCAATTGTTCCAAGCGGCAAGCCGTGGTTGACAACGATGGTGCTATCGCCATCCGCATAGGAAAACTTCTGCGTTCGATACGAAAACAGGTAGAGCGTATCAGGTGCACCGAGGTATCGGCTTTCCTCAAAGTAACTGAAGGCCATTTGTCGCCTCTGGATAATCGACGTTTACGACCACGTCGAATGTGTCAAAATACGGCAGAATGCCTGTTCCCCAAGTCGTGAGAACCCATTCTTCCGCACCATCGAAGGAATCTGGTGCAATGCCCATAAACATTTGCGTGATTTCCGGGTAGCGAACGTTAACAATCCAATCCGACTGGTCAAGAAAGCCCAGAGCGCCAAGTCCCCAATTATCAAGAACCCATTGCGCCGCCTCGTCGTATGGTGGAATTGTAATTTCAGACGGTAGCGCTTCGAGCGCCTGGATTGACAATGTCGTTTGCGCCGACTGATCTGTAATCCATTCCATGGTCAGGTCGTCGGTCGCAAAGCGCGAGACGTACAGCCAACATACCATCTCGATCTGATTTTGAGACAGAGTCGTCGGCCACGATGGCGTTACACGAATTTGCGATTGTGTACCAGCTACATTGAAAATATTAATAATTCGTCGCGGAATAAAACGACCATCATCTGTAATTACAACGATATATTTATGCAACGGATCGCGTACAAATTGATTGTATGTTTCAATACCATCAACTAAAATATTCTGACCACCTTCGTTAATTCCAGACAATACCTTAAAATCTGGAATCCATGTCGGCATCAGAAACTCGTGAGCACGCCCTCGCTGGCGCCGTACAAACTTTTGAATCTCTTCAATCTGCGTATCGGTCTGTCGTAGGAATGTAGACGTGCGAAGGTAACTTCCAAATGCAATTGGCGTATAGGTCAGAATGCGACCAGCATCAAAATCCAGTTGTTCATATGTTTGAGAATATTGCGACTCGACAGGGTTCGACCAGTTGGGGCGGTCAATCAGAAGTTCTCGATTCTCGAAATGAATCGCATTGTAATATCCATCATCGCGTGGCTCGCTGCCTGGATCGATGTTAAAAGTGAATTGCAACTCAGCAACGCCGTTCGTTTGCGAACTGACACGCATCAAACTTTCAAGTTGGCCTTGCACACCTAGGTATACAAGCGCGCCCGCTGCCACGTCTGCGGTAAGTGCGTCTGTCAATGTAAGGACAGTGCCTGTAATCGCTGTTACCGTCGTCCACTGACCATGCGGCAAAACGAGTGTGATACCGGCCTGTAGCCATGTAGGAACGCGCGACACCGTCAAACTGGTCGAGCCACTTAGCGCTGTTCCGATTGCAGCAACGCGCCGTACCGGATCGCGCATCGTAGTCATCTTGCCCATTTCCGAACTCAGGAAACGATGCAGTTGACGTTGGCCGTCACTATCCAACGTCACTCGGAACTCGACTTGTCGGCGAGGTGTCTTACGCCATGCTGTACGCTGCTCACGACCGGCCCTGGACGTGATGATTTCAGTCAAATAACTGATCGTCACGTTGACCGAGTTTTTCCAGTTCGGTTCGAAAGGCCAGAGCTTCATTATCCAAGCGCCGAGTTAACAGATGTCTTATTCTCACGCAGGAAGTTGATGAGCGTGCGCTCTCCTACCTTTGTGCCTAGGCCCATGGATAGCACATCAGATGGATCGAAGGCTACAATGTTACGGATGTTCATCGGCGCCTGCCCACCCGCGCCACCGCCATTATTGACGTGACGAGGATCATCCGAGGTGAGAACTTCCTCACCTTTTTGCAGCACGGCCGGAACTTCATCGGGCTTCAGACCGGCGATTCCGCCATCGTGATAACGCATTGCGCCGTCGAATACGCTGCTGCTGACCGACTGCGTCCAACCTGCACCCGACCCGACCACGCCGCCTGTATGGTGGAAGAACGTAGTAACCAGCGATCCGATGATGCCGCCAAGTCCGCCCCCACCACCGCCCCCTCCGCTAAATATCCCAATGATACCCTTCAGCAAGCCACTAAACATGCTGAAGATGCTATTCATAAGGCTACTGAGGCTATTAGCGATGCCGCTGAAAATGTCAGTGCCGGGAGTGCCGGGAGTGCCGGGAGTGCCGACTTGTACACCAGGGGTGGCCGTAGTAGCAGGCTTCGTCGTCGCGATCTCTGTTGCCTTCTCGATCCCTTGACCGAAGGCATTCGTGCTTGTCTTAGCTGCGTCGAGAGACTGTGTGAACGACGTGACAGACGTGGTCGCCTGTCCCATGCCAACGCTGTCTGCGCCCCAATAAGAGCGCATCTGAGGATTAAGCCCGTTCTCCCACGAGCCGCCGCCCATCCCTACACGCTTCTTATCGATGTCAAAGTGCATGGTGTCGAGCGCACCATACTCACCCTTCTGACCAGAGAAGTATCCGCCCCAACGAAACTGATCGTTGAGTTCGGGATACTTCTCCATCTGCACGCGACGCGCTTCCTGTGCGAACTGTTCATACTGCCGGAAGTTCGCAGGGTCTTGATAGTTGCCAAGGGCCTTGCCATCTGGCCCATAAAGCTGCACGTCTGTCGCAAGACCCTGTCCGTGGTAGCGCGGATCGCCAGGACGATAACCAGAGATGGCGTCGACCTTATAGCCGGTACGTGTTGCGGCAGTGTTGAGCACATCGGTGAGACGCGCATCGACGGCATTATTGAAACCTGCCGTCTTACCGAGGCCGCCAGTGCTGCCCTCAAGCGGATTATCGAACCACTTAGCTTCGTTCTCGCGACGAGTCGTCAGCCCAGGTGATACCGCCCCGTTCTCCTTATTGTACTGAAGGAAGAGGGCCTTTGCCTTGGCATAGTCTCCGGCCTTAACCGCCTCGCCCAGGCCCTCATTCTGCCAGCCTGGACCAGCGTTGTAGGTTAGCGACGAAAGGGCGTCTTTGACGCCCTGCGGGGCATTGGGCGCAAAGGCATTGACGCTCGCTTGTGCCTGGGCAACTTCCTCACGCAACTTCAACTCAGCAGCGGCCTGAGTGATCGTCGCGCCTTCCTGGCTCTTAGTGCCGTAGCCAATCGACCACTGCTTATTATCCCAATAGGCTTTTTCCTTGAAGCCCTCGAAACCCTTGATCGCATCGATAAGAGTGGTGCCGCCCGACACGCGATCCACCGTGCCAACCGCTGTGCGATTGCCTGTAGAAGCCGCAGCACGGTTGCCACCGCCTCCACCAAACATACTGCCGATAGCACCGCTGATAGACGCACCGACGCCGCCATTACCTTGCGGTCCACCAAATGCGTTGAACAGCGCTTGCTTGATAATCATCCGTGCGATTTCGCGCAGGAAGTCAGATGCAAACTGAAGGAAGGCATCCCGTAGCGACGTGAAGACCTTGCCCGTCTCAACCAGTTTTTGTGCAAAGCGGTCAAACGCATCCGTAGCACCGCTGGCAAACGACTCGTTGATCTGTCGAGACGTAGCGAGGAACTGCCGGCCCCAATTGTTAGCAGCAGGGGTGCTGTTCCGTAGACTGAGGATAATCGCCTCAATCTCTTCGCGCGTCTTTCCGAGCGCTGCCAGGGCCGCAGGATTGTTCGCGAGTGCTTCCCACAATTTGATTGTGTGCTGAAGCGCTTCAGAGAGTCGCGCATTGACGCTGTCCAACTGGCGCTGAAGTTGCTCGGCACCAGCAAAATTACCGCGAGACTGCTCAAACTCAATCGACTTTTGCAACTCGCCTTGCTGCGACTTCAGCGCAGCAACATTGCGCTCCGAATCTTTAATCGGAAGTTCGGCCAACTCGCGAGCGTGCTGAAGATCGAAGTACGCACCGGTAACACGCCGAATCTCAGCCTCACGACCTTTGAACTCAGCAGTATCGGTTGGAGCACCGGCCTTCTCTGCCTCCTGGCGGTTCTTACGCAGCGCGTCTTCAATCGCCTGCTCGCGCTGTTTAGCAATGAGCGCTGCGCCCTGTAGTCCTTCACGAGCGCGAAGTTGATCCACGTCTTGCTGACGAGTCTCAAGTTGACGCTTCAGCGCATCGTTATACGTCTCAATTTTCTTGGCAGCGGCTTCCGCTTCGCGGTTTTGTTCCTTCTTTTCCTTGGTCAACTTCTCGTTGATTTCGAGAGTGGCCTTATCCACTGCTGATTTAATATAAGCCTTCTGGACGGCCTCATCCGCTAGGGCAAGGTTGCCTCGGGCAATGTCCTGAAGCGCCTTCTCAGTGGCCTCCCGCACAGCCGCTGCGCGGCGTTCATCATCAGTCGCCGTATCAGTAGTATGTTTGTTCCTGTCAGTCAGCCGCTGAAGTTCGCGATTGGCCTTCCGGCGAAGTTCATCGTTTCCGCTGAGTCCGTCTGGTGTATCCGCAGTAGCGGTTGAACCTTGAACAATATTATCCAGCAGATTGCGACGGCCCTCAAGGTCCGCAATTCGCTTTTTAAGAGTGTCAATTGTCTTCTGACGTAACTCTGGCGAGGCATTCGGTGCGAGTTCGCGTCGACCGCTTTCCACCTCATCCAAAAGTTTCTTCGACGCTTCAATATCACTTGTCAGAGCATCGATACGAGACTTAATAACCTCGATACCCTGAGGCTTAGACAAGCGGCGGTCGATCTGATCGAAGACGTACTCAAGTCCATCACCAAGCAAGCGTAGCGCATCGACCATTCCGATGACAAGCCACGTCTTGGACATCATGCTCAGGAAACTATCCCAGGCATTCCCGAGCGCCAGGACCGCTTCCGCCCATGGTCCGCGTTGCTTATCTGCCGCATCACCGTAGCGCGCGCCCAAGATGTCCATTGCAAACGTTGCTGCCTCAGCCGTCTTACCCTGTTCGGCCAAAGAGCGAGTATGCTCAAGTTCGGCATCGGTTAGGAAGTTGATTTCCCGATCAAGATCCTCAATACCTTCATAGCCCTTGCGAAGCGCATTACCGAGTTTCTTAGCTGCCGCGGGAACCTCAATCCCGAGCACAAACGCCATGTTCGTTGCAGTTTTGCTCAGCGCCTCAATCGTTGCTGTATCAAAGCCCTGCGTCAGGAATTCGCGAACGGTCTTCTGTGCATCTTCAAACGAGATACCCATGCGGTCGATAACGACTGTAATGTCTGCCAGGGATTGGGCTGTATATGACGCACCTCCTGCAATAGATGTAAGCGCGGCGTCAAACGTACGAATATTTCCAGCATCGCGCATTGCCCGAGCGATACTTGCGATGGTCACAAGTACAGCCGCAGCCGCAGCAATAAATGCAGGATTTGTGAAAGCTGCTAGGAGTTTTTCGCCAACACCTTCAAAAATCTGAATAATCTGACCGCCCTGCTGGGCAACTACCTGTAAGAATGGAGTACCAGAGCCAAGCTGCGTGAAAACATCGTTAATCTGATAACTTAAATTTTGCAGTTCATAAGGACGGAGTCCGAATAGCGCCTTAGAATTGCTGCTGAAACTCACCTTTCCAATTGCTTGCGCAGCATGCGTTGCGACATTCTCAAGATGCTTGATCGCAAGTGCGCATTCGTCGGCTGTAATCTGCTCTGCTGCCAGAAGACGACGGGCCTCTGCGGTGCTGGCAGCGAGGCGACGTTGGATTTCGCCAAGAGGATCGATCTGTGCGCGCAACTTCGCCGCGCTAGCGGCAAGCTCGTCTTGCGCACGCTTTAGCCGTTCGTATTCGTCATGTTGCTCACGAACTGCGGCCTTAACCTCATCGGCTACTGCACGCTCAGCAAGGCCGCGTTCGCGCTGAATGCGCCGCTCTTCGTCATTGAAAAACGACGCAGACTCTCGCGCCGAACCGCCAGATAGATCCTGGCCGATTAACTTGTTCGGATCGACGCTTGGAATATCCAAAACTTTGCGAGCAAGACGCTCTGCACCATCAGCAGCCGCTTGCATCTCATCCGTGTACTGACGAATGCCGATCTTGCCATCTTTGAAATATCGATTGGCAGTAGCAATCGCCTCATTGTAATCGCGTTGGATAGCAATGAGTGGCGACACACGATTGAGAACTCGCGCCAGACCGTCTTCATACTCGCGCTCAGCCGCAATGCGCTCTGCTGCCGCCTTACGCTCAGCAATCGACCGTTCATCATTTACGCGATTGACTTCAGCAATTTGCCGCTTCAGCGAAGCAAAAAGTTTGTCTTCCTCTTCCTTAATGAGACGAGCCGCTTCTTTCTCGGCTTCCGTCTGTGCGCGGATCTTATCTGCTGCGGCCTTCTGTTCCGCGCGAGTACGCTCAGCAACAGTACGGTCGACTTCAGCAATTTGCCGCTTCAGCGAAGCGAACATCGCATCAGCAGCGGCCTTTTCTTCTGCCGTGCGAGACGCAATAGCCTTATTGAGAAGAACAATCTTCCCACGAAGCGACTCATAAACTCCTTCAGCACTGCGCTGCGCTTCAACCACGGGAGTAGTGGCTTCGATAGCCGCTCGCAACCTGCTCTGTGCCGACTCCACGCCGATAATGGTAGAGCCAAGCTGCTGCAATACGCTCTGCTGTGTGCGAACAGCATTATTCTGATCGTCTATAGAAACAGATAATTTTGTAATCGAACGACCGAGTCGGTCAGCCTCGCTAACGGCGCCCTTCAGTTCCTTTTGCATAGCTGAGGTATCAAACCCCGCTTTGCTCTGTTCCTGAATGCGTGTCTTCAGTTTTGTGATAGCCGTAGCCGCATGTTCGGCCTGGGCACGCAATGCGGAAAGTCGATCTTCCGAATCTCGAATTTCACGCTGCTGACGAGAAAATGCGTTCGTCGCACCTTCCGCAGACGTGTTCATCTGCGCATAGGCTTTGTCGAGACGCTCTGCAATACCAGACAACTCGCTCAGTCGTGCCCCGGCATTTTGTGCAGACTGAGCGGTGTCCTGATTGGCATTGACGAGAGCATCAAGGGCAGCGGAAACCGCATCAAACGCCTTGGTGGCGTCGTCGCGAGCACTAATTACGAGACGAACATCGCGACGACTAACGGCCATCTTCCACCAACCCTTTGATTATCTTAGAGAAGTGCGCGTTGGCCTTTTGACCCCCTGCCATTCCAGTTGTTGCCGTCGCTGCTTGAAGTACAATGGCCTCAGTGGCCCATTCTCCATTAAGTCTGGCAACTACTAGGGCGGCTTCGTCGTGCACCCTCGCAATGTGGTAAAACTCAGCCTCCGAATGTCCATTTGCCTTCAGCAGACTAACCTGTTTTCGGAGACTCCACAACCACGTCTTCAGATCGAGTTCTGGTCCTTTAGACTTGCCGTCGCGCTGCGGGCCATCAGGAGCACGAGGCTTAGGAACTTTCCCGGCGGCATATCCGAGGTAAAGGTCAATTCGGCAATCTTACCGAGAGCCTCCATCTGCACACCCGCCGGAAACTGCAACACCACCTTTACCGCATCATCGAACTCAGCAGTGTTGCCAGGATCTTCACCAGCGGCGATGGAAATTACTTCAGCCATGATACTTGGTGTTTCGGCAATGAGGCCGCTACCAGCGACTACAATCTGATCGGGAGTGATGTTTCCCGTACCATCAGCCGCCGCCTTCTTGGCAAAAATCTCGAATAGATAACTCAGTTGACCGGCGTGCCGGTAATACAACTGCAGCGCGTCATTCGGAGAAAGAGCCCGAACAGCGAATGAACCACCGTTCGGGATCGTAATCGTAGCACGCGGAATAACAACGTCACGAAGTCCCATTTGTTTCACCCTCAGTATGGAGCGCCATCGGCATAGATACGAGCCTTACCTGGAGCGGTCAGCACCTCCAAGTTGAACTGCATCGTCTGCCAGTCCTGATCGCTAATAAGGTTGTACTCACCATTTGGCGTGATCTTCACATATGGCAGATAGTAATCGATGTTCGGACCTTCGCCGTTGTTAGCAACGAACTGAATTGCACCCTTCATCTCATTGATAGACGAGATGACCTGCTTACGGCTCGCCGCCGCGCGCATATACGATACCGCCAAGGTAGAGTCTTCTGCTACCGTGCCACCAGGGAGAACCTTGATAAGCCCTCGCACAAGATCAACAGAGTAGTCAACATCCACAGTCTTGCCTGCGACCACGACAGCGGAAACGTTGCGAACTCCGGTGATGCTGAGCGCCGTGCCAAGCTGGTAGGTGTAACCCTTCTTGACGTTGGTGATGCTCTCGTTCACCGCTGTTTCAGAAGTAGTCTGCGTAAATGTGGACTGCGTTCCGAAGAAAAACATCGCAACATTTTCGATGTTGATATCGTCACATGTAATCGAACCAGTTGTATTCTGTTCGATCACAATCGACTTGTCCTTGACACGAAGCCCACCCTGCGAAGAGTAGTGGTCAAGCATGACATTTTCAGTCGTCAGACCAAACGCAGGGCAGTTGCCAATATCCCGGAACCCGGCCGGAACATAGCCGTCGCCTACGCCAGAACGAAATGTTGAAAACCGGACTAGACCCCGGCCAAGAACCTGATTACCCATAACTCATTCTCCATCAATACGGGGCGCCATCGACGTAAATCAGTTCCGCACCAGGGGCACGAAGAACCTCAATGTTGAACTGCATCGTCTGCCAGTCCTGATCGCTAATGAGGTTGTACTCGCCATTCGGAGTCAACTTCACATACGGCATGTAATAGTCGATGTTCGGACCTTCGCCGTTATCCGCAATGAAGCGCAATGCACCCTTAGTTTCATTGATAGACGAGATAACCTGCTTACGCTTGGTCGCAGCACGAGTCGAAGTGACGATAATCGAATCGCCCGTCGCAATACCGCCACCAGCGATGATGCCGATAGTGCCGCGCAGAGCGTCAAGCGTGTAGTCGGTGTTGAGCACCTTCACTGCCGCACCTACCTTGACAACCACGGATGTCAGATTGCGCAAGCCAGTTGGATTGATAGAAGTACCGATCTGATAAAATCGACCCTGGATCACACCTGTAATGGTTTCGTCGACTGCCGATGCAATCGGCTGCGTATACTCAATTGGTGTGCCCAGAAACAGAAGGGCGACATTCTCGATATCAATATCGTCGCATGTGATGGAGCCAGTCGCATTCTGCTCGATCACAATCGACTTGTCCTTGACGCGGAGCCCACCTTGTGAAGAGTAGTGGTCAAGCATTGTGTTCTCGATAGTTAGACCGAACGCAGGGCAGTTGCCGATGTCTCGAAAACCATCAGGAACGAAGCCGTTACCGGCGCCAGAACGAAAGCGGGAGAAGTAGACAATGCCCCGCCCGAGAACTTGATTACCCATAATCCACTCTCCATGTGTTGTATGTTCCTATCGTAGTTTTTTGCCTACGCATAGGGTGTTGAAGGATTGTCAATAATCCGTAAAGTTAATGTAAACCAGAAGTAGGCTTGCGCTGATGTGTCATCAGCCGGTCGGATAACACCAGGCCCAACAACAACTCGCGAAATTCGGTTACTTGTGAAGCCAAACGGTGTCTGCATACCCATTAGATCCTTGCGCTTAGCCTCAGCAGCAAGGCAGCGGCGCACATCTGCCATAAGATGGTATGCGGGATCGGTTGGATTGACCTTGTCATCGTTCACGAAACCTTGAACGATGATCGACCAATCGTATTCGGAAACGGTACTCGTAGCCGGCGGCTCAGCTACGAAATCGGCAGGGTTCTTCCCTTCCAAGATGCTAATCATGGGCAGAGGATCGCCGTCACCAAACCACGCACGACCCCGGTATACGCGAGGCGTAAGTTCGTCATCGCGCGACGGATCAATAAAATCTCCAAGGTCGTGTCCATAGCCATTGGCTACAGTAACGGTCTTGATCGAATCAGTTACGGCTCGCAGAATGCGGAGCTTCAGCGGATATATTTCAGTCATCGCAGATTAAGCTCCATCAATCGCAGAAACTCGGCTTCAACATCGGCTGCCACTTCCGGCGCCATGTCTTCTGCCACAGTTTGGAAGACCTGAGAAATGCTAGGTCCGTAAAGTAGATAAAGACCCTTTGACATCTGTACCATCTTGATCTTATTCGAAATTGTCTCGCCTTCCTTGAGGCGAATCGCAAGGCCCAAGTTGAACTTGGTTTCGGTCAACTCGTCGCCTGCACGCAGCCGAATGAGGAACATCTTGCGGCTGCGAATCGCGCGATCCGGCGACACCTTGACACGCACACCAGTCTTGCTATTTCCAGGCTTACCGCTCGTCACAAAGCGGGCCAAGGATGTTGGACGAACGCGCGCGGCTACCACGGCTTCATCATCCAGAGATCGAGCCGCCTTGAACGTGAAACGCTCATTCTGATTCAAATATCCGGCTGTAAACGCAACCTGCGACCGAATCTGGCGCGAACCTTCGGCGCGCGCGCGCTGCGCCATCTTGTTGACCGCTCGCAAAGCATTGCGCTGCGTGTCCTTCGGGATATCGGACAAACTCCGCTGCGCAGACAGACCATTGATGACAACAACGTACACATCACTCATCGGCAGGATACTCCAATCCGAGCGAGGTAATGTCTGCCGTCGTAATGGGCGTCACCAGCGCGGTCTGGTAATTGCCATCGACCGGCTCAAGATGATCGATGCGATATGCCTCGCCTTCTGCCACTGAGACGATGCCCTGGTAGCGTGGACGCCGCGAAGCCGGAAACTCAGTCAGGAGAAAACGCACTCGGTCGTCACTGCTGGCGAGCCTACTTCCCTGCGGCTCTGCACCAGGGGGCGGGTTCGTTCGACGCCACACTCTCACAGAACACGCTACGAAGGCCGTGGAAGGCGTAACGTAGTAGTACGCGGGGATCGACATCTCCCGATGCAAATCCCCGCGTGCGCGCTGCCGGATGGCAAGCAAGCGGTTCATGATATCAACTCAGAGAGTCATCGGTATCAACTGGCCCGAACAGCGCAAGTTCGGCCTCAGACGGATTCTCGACCGCTTCCAGCTTCACGAGTTCATCAAGTTCGGACTGACTAGTCGGAGTGAACAGCGTCGCCGGTTCGGCTACCTGACCCTTGCCATAGACGATCCGGTGGACAGCCTTGACAAGCGGAAGAGTGCCGTCAGTTCGATCAGCCGCAGCAGCGGCAACTTCAGTCTTCTTGGGAGCAGCCATGTATCACCTTTTGAGATTGGAAAGGCGGGACAGTGCGCCCCGCCTAAGTTGGATCACGCGAGGACGGTCGCGAGATAGGTGGTGTTTGGGTTGATCGGAACGAACAGCGGAGCGGACTCCACCGAGAGGTTCTCGACCTTCACGCGCTCGCCGGTTTCGAAGTTCTTCGGGAACATCGGAATGGCTTCCCATCCGGCATCCTTGTCGACAATTCGACCAAAGCACTCGTAACCGTTCAAAGCATCGCCGCCAGAAGTCGCAATGATCTGATTGGCACCGAGATAACGAGTCTGCGTGCCGTTGTCGGCAGTATATGTCTCGTTGTTCACCCAAAGTTCGATGACATGACCGGAGGCACCACCGACGAACAGTTCACCGAACTTGTAAATCTTGCCGGTCGGAGCAAGACCCCGATCCACAACATGCACGCCGCCCTTGATGTTGATATCAAGATGCGCCAGGATTTCAGCGTCCTTACGAACGATGGAAGCCACAGAACCGCCCATGGTGATCCGATTGATGAGACCGCCGAACGGCGCCGCATCAACGGTGTCCATGATGGTCTGAATATGCCCGAGAATCGAAATACCCGAGTCGCCCCAGCGGTTGCCGGAAGTCCGGACTTCGGTATGACCAGATGCCCGCTGGAAGTCGACAAGATAGGACGAGCCGTCCTTGTAGACGACAGTAACCTTGCCATCGATCACCGCACGGGCTCGCATCCACTCCCAACGGCGCTCGACCGCCATGCGCATGTCAGCTAGCATCTGCACCTTCAGCAGAGCAAGGCGCTGCGTCGGAGACAGGTTGCTGCTATTCACAGTCGAAGCGTCAATACCCGGCTGGAAAGTGAGCGGACGCTCAGGATCAATCGCGTCTTCGACCACAATATTCGCGGGCTTGAAGCGATACCCCTGCACCTTGTCGGTGAAGACACCAGTACCACGCCCCATCGGCTTCACGAACGGCGCAAGACGACGATCCTTCAGAGGGAGCTTTTCGAAATCAATCCACTCCGAATTGCTCCGAAGTTGGTTGCCAAAGAACTGACCAAAGTACCACGTCTCAGGGCGGATATCTCGAAAGACACCCAGCAGCTTGTGAGACTGCCAAAGTTCATATGGATTTGCCATTTTTCAGACCCTTTCAATTACGACGCATTGCCGCCAAGGCGGCTGCGGAAAATGAGATTGGGATTGCCCACAACACCTTCCCAGGTCGTCTTAGACGCCAGGGTGGTGAAGCTCGCATCCCACACGAGCGGCGAGTCAGTACCGGCGTTGTCGGCGCCCGCATTGAAGTTGCCAGTCAGGAACACCTCACCATAAATGGTGGTATTGGACGCTCCCGAGGTAGCAGCAGCAGCAAGCACACCGATAGGCTTCACCGCCGAAGCGATGGTCGCATTGTAGGTCGCCTTGACCAGCTTGCCCGCCACGAGGCCGACCACCTGATACTTCGGAAGTGTCAGGGAATCACCCAGCAGAATGCGCGTCGGAGCCTGGATCTTCGGTTCAGCACCAGCGACCAGATTGGAATCGACGTAGAGATCAAGCGTCTCGAACGCCGGAGTGCCAGGAGTACCGGCATTCTGGTAAGAAACGTTCACAGTTGCCATGGTCGTAAATCCTCAGTTGGACTTCTTGGCGAAGCCCTTGAGGCCCACCAGAGCAGCGAGAGAAGTGATGGCGCTGGCGTCATCATCGGAAGTATGGGTGTCGTTACCCTTATCGACCGACGCGCCGACGTTTGGTGTCTGCCCCATCGCCGCGTCGAAATCCGCACCGGTCTCAGCCTGCGTCTTCGGAGGCGTAACCTCGACCTTAGCAGACGCGCCGAGCATCGCCTTGGCTTCGTCCACGGTCATCGCGCTCTTGAAGGCGATGAAGTGAGCCTGAGTCTCGCGACCCTTCGCCTCATCGCTGCCAAGGATCGCGCCGATCCGGTCGCGCTCAGCAGTCACCGCCGCCGAAATGGCAGTGGCGTTCTCCGCACGGGCAGCAGCCACGGCGGCATCAATAGCAGCCTGACGTTCGGCCGCTGCATCGGGGGTATTGGCCATCTGTTCATCTCCAGAACTGGCAGTGTTAGCCGCGAATGCGGCAAGGGCGTCTTCAAGCGTACCGATTGTATCGGCAAGTCCGATAGACAGGGCTTCAGTTGCAGTATAGGTCAAAGCTTCGGTTTCCCGAATAACATTCTCCGTTAACTGCGGGCGATTTCGTGCCACATTGGCAACGAAAATTTCATAAAGCTCATCAATACGAGCCTGAATGCGGGCTTCAACTTCAGGCTTCAACGGCTCATATGGGTTGCCGTCAACCTTGTGCTTGCCAGCATGGATAAATGTGATCTTGTAACCGGCGTCCTTAATGGCCTCGCTCACATCGACGTGCATCGTCACAACGCCGATGGAACCGACACCACCCGTACGCGATACCGTCCCCTTGTCAGCAAGGGAAAACCATCCGTAAGCCGCCGAATAAGCAGACTCATGGGCGAATGCCTGGACTGGAACGCCGCTATCCTGCTTCAGTGCATAACACTTATCGATATTGTCAAAGCAACCCGCGACCATACCACCAGGACTATCGATAACTAGCGCAATTCCGTAGACTTCACCGATCATATAATCAGCAACACCGCGCTTGAACGCCTGATAGATGTACTCGTAGCCCGTCGCCCAATTGCCGAACGCATACGGGAAATTATGAAGCAACATACCCTTGATCGGGATCTGAAGAATGCCGTCCTTCACGACATATGGACGAAACTCAGCGCTCCAATCGTCGTCGCTACTCCAAAAGTCATCGTCACCATTCGCAGCAGCAAGAGCATCCTTGAAACGAGGATGCACAGCAAGTCCCGCAAGACATGCCTTCACCCGAGGCGAACTATGCACTGCCACGAGGGCGGCTTCGCCGTCAAAAAGTGCAAACGCGGGATCATGCATTGGTCTGTGCCTCAGGTGCCGTAGCGGACGACACCGCCTTGGCCTTAGTTCCAAACATCAAATTGTACGCCTTTGCCATTTTCTCTTCGCGAGCAAGTTGACGATAGACCTTGCGGAAGTCTTTACCCAGCCTCGCAAGTTCTTCTTCTCGCGTAGACAGGCCGTTGTCAATACGTAGTACCGCAGCCTCAGTCTCTTTCAGTTCGTCAATCTGCCCGCGAGATGCGCCAACCCACTCGCAACGCGATAGCGCATCAAACTTCGTATTGAGGAATCCATTCGTATAAAGCGTTGCGCGGCGCCGATTTGGGAAGGTTGAAAGCATGTTCTTATTGACGATTTCTTCCAGCCAGAGCCGATAGATATGGGTTGCAAATCGATCAGCGATCAACTTTTTGCGAGCCTGCATAAATTTCCAGGTTTCAGTCATTGCAGCGCGCGCAGACGAATAGTTGGTCTGCGTATAATCGCGGCTCAACTGCTCATAGGAAACCCCTAAAGCTGCAGCGATATACCGAAGAAGAGACTGCTCAAATTCCTTGCCTACTTCCTTACCGCCAGACGGCGACACCATGTCGAGCTTCGTACCGGGATACAGATACGGCACTCGCACCCCGTCCATACGAAGCGACTTCGATCCACCGACGTACTGCGCAATAGAGGATAGGTACGCCGTCGTGTAATTGGTGATCGTCTCTTGTGCAGTTTCTGGCGACGATGATCCACCAAGCGCCTGAAACAACTGCTCAACCGGCATGTCAGACGTGATTGTTGCCGCATAAAGCGACTGTAGGACGGCGCTATCAAGCTGAAGGCTACGAAACTTCTTCGCAAACTTCATTTCACGAAGAGCCGATGTAAGCTCGCTGAAACCGCGAGACTGATCGGGACGAACCTGCTCTTTAAGATGAATGACTTGCATTCGTCCCCAGGGCTTGCGAATAGGCACTTCCTTCCACTCAGGAAGCCCTGGGCGAGACAGCGACGTATACAGGTCGGCAGGGTGCTCAGTCCGAATGAAATAACTGATCGGAGCACCCTGCCGGTCATAACGAATGCCGCCCCGCACATCATTACGCTGAAATGGGTCGACGATCATCGGATCACTGAGCCGATCTGTGTCGATCATCTGGATTGCAGTGCTGAAAGGACGCGCCTCGCGCAACCATTCAACCACTGCTAGGACTTCGCCGCCAAGGACCATCACACCTACAGCAAGACGAATCAGGCTCGTGAAATTGTTTGTGCGCTGAGCATCAATCCAATTGTCGGGCGACTCCGAATGGAGATCCCAAAGTTCCTCAACCTCTTCCTGAAACTCTTCCTCCCAAATCTCATCAATCTTACCAAATATGTGACGAGACGAAGGACGGGTATTCAGAAGATAATGCGAGCCGACGATATTGTCTTTGTGTAAATTGGTTCCACCCTGAATATAGGCGTCGTTCCGAACCACGTCCCGAGTGCGCGCATCGAGCAGCGACTTCTCCGGGATAATGTCAGCATCGGCAGATTGGAAACTTGGATTCCAGCGCGCAAGCGCCGCATCATAGTTGTCAGCCGCGTCAAAACTTGTGGAAGCATTCGCACCCCCCGCACCAGCCGGGACCAAAACTGGTGCGGGGGAGGTTGCTACGGTGGGTGTGCCTCCACCGAGCAATTCGCTAGGCTCTATCATCAGAGCACCAAATACATTGGCCCGTGGCCCTTGGCCCCAAGCTGTCGCTTCAAATCGGAAATATACGCTACAAGCGCTCCACGAGTTGCTTGCGTATACTCTATACGCTCACCGTTCTGATCCACATAAACCCGTACCGCCTTGCCAATTAGCAAGTTGTGAAGGGCGTCTTGGGCCTCGGTGAGTTGCTCTTGAATCGTCGCCATGAGCAAGTCATGCCACGACAATTAAACATACGCAATATGTATAAATTATTTAACATAAATGTTTACAAGTTGTCTATGCCGCTTTTCAGCATAGCGAACACAGTTCGCCGTACCACCTGTTAAAGAACCATCCGACCATGCGAGAACGCACTCCGCACGGTCGACCATCCATTTGTTGCGCAGATGGTATGCAGTAGTGCCTCGATAGGGGCTGACATACGTGACGCTATCGGCAAACGTAAGCAGTTCGTAATAACGACGGAGATGCTGTAAATGGGATTCCGAGATTCACGCAAGCCTGCACAACAGCAGTGTCGAAACCCAGTGCCATACCAATGTATACACGCTCAATGGTGTCCTAACGATCACGTAACCATTGTGAAGCCAATTCACGCATGAGTCGTGTATTACCTGTACGATGCCCGGTCGCTGCAATAATCATGCTAAGTCCCCCGCCAAATCACTCATGCTCTTTTTCTTCGGCGCCACGACCACCGGCGCATCGTCCGAAGGTGGAAGCTCAATCATAGAATTATGATCCCAATCGGGGTTTGCCCAGGCTGGAGGGTTCGTCCAGTCCATGCGCTCAAGATTGATATCGGGATGGAGGCAAATCGCAATGCAGTATGCCAGCAAGTCAAATGCTTCATTACGCTTGCGCGAAGGGTTTTCCCATCCCTTTGACGTGCGAACCTCAGATGTCAACTGTGAATAGAGCCAATCCACATTGATTGGGTTTCCATCATCATCAAACCACTGCGGAAAATAGACCTGTCCACCAGGGTCAGTTCGACCGAGCTTGGCGTGCACTTGATCCTTCAGGGTGGTGGTATTGAGCATCCATACCGGAACGTCACCCCGTGCCACGGCCCATTTATTATTGGTATTCTTAGCATCGGGGAACTTCTGATAGATGCGCGGAACAGAACCGTCCTTGGCGGGAGAGCCCTTGATTAGATGAAATACACGATGATAATCGCGCCGCTGAGGATCATCACGCAGTCGACGCCAAAACTCATAAGCATTGGATGTAACCGATACCACCGGCTTACCAATTTCATTCTTGACTTTCTTTTCAATTCCAGTCGCCGCAGCGCCACCCGAGTCACACGCAATGATCTTGACTTTCATCATTTTACCACTGCTGCCCGCCACCATGTATCGACGCTCGATCACCTCGTCAATCAGAACATTCCAATCCTCGGGATAAGCTGCCGGATCGATTCCCATAGGGTCGCCTTGCTCATCGCGACGACGCGACTTGGTAATCTTCCACATATCGACGTGCCAAATGTCGCCATACTTGCCGATGCCGAACGTGTGACAGACGAAGTGCGGTCGACCGCCAGCTTGCACGTCGATGGTCGTCACAAGGAACCCAACGCCAGGGGGAACCTCACCCTTATTGCTGTAATGCTGGGCACGCTTTTTCAGTTCGTCAGGAAGGCGCCCTGCGGCATAGGCTTTCGAAATGTATGGCAAACCTTGGTCAGTGTTGATAATAGTCTTAAGCGTCTCTTCTGAGCCAGTAGAAGCGTACACCTCTTCAGCCGTAAGGTAGTTTCGAACAAGCGTTCGCCAATCCGTAAATGCCGCAGCCGGACCCTTCAGCCAGAAAGACGCAATCTCACTTCGGCGCGGCGTTCCTGTAATCGATCCATCAGGATTGAGCGTCTCACCTTCACGAATCCAGCGACCCTTCAAATTCAGATCATACTGCATTTCAGGTTCCATCGGAAATCCACATGATGGACATGGCAATACGACCTTGTCAGCCGCAGTCCCGATATCCACATTCTTTGGATACCAGAGCAGTTTGAAATCCGGCTCAAACGCTTCATGGCACTGCGGACACTGCCACTGCCAACGGCGGCGATCCCCTGCGTTATAGAGCGTCATAATGCCTTTGCATGGAGGCGCCTCATGTGGACTGCTCGGAGTCCACTTAGGGTCTTCCACGAGCTTGCCAGGAGACGACTCGGCCACCGTCATACCGTAACGACCGAGAGTGGTAGCGCGCTTCTTCAGCAGCGTCCAAGCATCACCCTCACCGTCAATATTGTCGGGCAGACGATCATAGTCCATAGACCAGTTACGCCCCATAGTCTTGCCAGAAAGTTCGTTGATCGACGGATGAATGATCGTTGTGCGCATACCTGACAGGAAAGTCTTATCATAGACGTTATCGTTCTGCCGCCCTGGTACAAGTCGACTGCGCACTTCAGGTGAGTTCTTATATAATTTCTTCAGATCCGACAGCGAGAACTCGCGCGCTCGCGCCATGGACATTTGCATCAGCATCATATCCGCAGGATCACAAATAGCTGTATAAGCATGCCAGTTCAACCACATCTGGCTCTTACCAGATCGTGCTGGCCCAACGAATACCATACCTGTATAATTGAGACTCTGTAAAAGATCCTGTGGTTCTTGCAAATACGGTGTCTTGTCTAAACGCCATGGACCTGAATAATTCTTTTCATTAATCTTTACATACCGCAATGCTGCTTCAGTCACGGTAAGACGCTCAGGAGGCGATACTGCTTCGGACGATGCCGCCAACATTTCTTCGATTGTGGTGTACGCAGGAGGTTCGTACTTCTGAAGTGCGATGACGGTCATTCCTCATCCTCATCGTCTTCCACCTTACCGCCAGTCACACCAAATAGCGGCTTGTCGAATAGACTCGTCGTGCGGTGCTTTTTAGGTTCATCCAGCAATTTCGCACGCAACTGACTGCGCAAATCATCGCAGGCTTGCTCTACGATCTCAGTCTGCTCGTCTGTCATATGGGCGCGCTCGCGCAGCATTTCAACTAGGGTCGTCGTCCAGTCCTTGATGGTCATGAACGTCTTGCCAAATACATCAAGCACATCGTCAGTTTGCCACGCCTCTTGTGCCTCGATCATATATTTAACACGAGAGCGCTGTCCGTCCCAAAACGCCTTGTTCACCTGGGGTGGCAGATCTACCACGTTCAAGGTCTTTACGAATTGTGTAATCGTCATCTTCGGCTTGATGATATAACTGCAGGCTTCCTTGAACTCGTAGAGTTTGCGGCCGGACTTTTCGGTGAAAGGACAATCAATCAGGCGCGTCGTAATGGTCTGCACGTCGTGATCGAAAATCGTGGCGAGGGTCTTGATTGTGACAGGCCGACGCAATGCCTGCACTCCGCCCACATCTTCCAAACCTAATCCCGCAACGCCACGACGCAGTAGCGTCTCCTGGCTAGGCTCAGACGAGCGCCGTATGACAGGCGCAGATTCGATCTTATGAGGTTGCGGCGCGACTTTAGGTGGGCATCCTCGGCGCCGAGGTGAAATCGTGCCTAGCAGGTCATTATCATCTTCCATTTTGGTCTCTTAACGTGTACAACGCTCGCTACAGGGTGTGGGTCAATCTGGTCGATCACTCGCTTTGGAAGCGAGCCTATGCAGGTTCAAATCCTGCCGCCCTGACCATCTCTTTTCCAATAACGTCTGTTTCGACTACGAGGTACTTCTGCCCCCGATGATCGATAACATATCCGTCACGGATGCGCGACACCTTAACCATCTGTCCCGTTGTCGTGAGCACTGCAAGAATCGTGCCAGTGCTCACGTCCTTTTCGACATATACCGTCGACATATATTAGACTCCGAATGTCAGGCTGTTGTCGGCCGCGATCCTGGACAGCAGCGCGTCAAGCTCCGCGAGCCCCTTGTCAGAGAGCCGGACGTTGAACGCGATGACCACGGCAGGCAGCACGATGTCCGACGGCGGCTCCAGGGCGGTCACGCTCACCAGCACGAGATGGCAGCGCCGGCGGCAGTGGGTTTCTGAAAACATCGTCATCCTCCTTACGGCTGGAAAGCACGCGCCTGACTCTGCACATCAGCCGATACACCCTTACCCGGCCACCAGACCGCCTCCGCAAGCTCCACCACGTGGCCATCGCGGATGCCGAGCGTCTTTGAG